ACATCTTGGCGTACTTTGCGTTAGGAAAGATTGTCTTGATGATAAGATGGGACCCCACTCCATCAAGGTCATAGTGTGTGCAGTTGAGCACGTTCATGTTAGGGTTTTTGAAGTATTGGATATCCATAGTTCTAGTCCTTTTTTCACAATATAGTTTATTAAATTCTTTATGTCAAGGTCTTGTCGGCAACAAAGGTATCTTCAATTAACGCTTCCTGCTGTTCCTGCTCGGTAAAGGTAGGAATCTGCAATTCATCCAAGGCTTCGTCAAAGATTTGCTTGGCTCTGGTTGCGAACTCTGCGGCAACGATGATGCTATCATGGACTGTGCATACAGGGCAATGCAACTCATCCTTGATTCTACGGTAGACTACGCTGAAAATCAGGTGACTTTCAGTGCGTTGCAGTTCATGAGCCAACTCTGCGTAGTGTCCACGCTTGATTATCTGGATTGCCTTGAAGAGGTTGGGGAACCTTTCCTGCCAGAGCTTCTGAATGGCAGCAACAAGCTTATGCTTCTTCTTCGAGTAGAACCTTCCGCAGAACAGGCAAGTAAGGAACTCCTTCTTTACGCTGTTACGGTCAGTCTTAACATGTAACGTTTTGTTTACAAAATCGAGAAAGAATTCATAAAGTTGACCAGAAGTCAGCAGTCTCTTGTACTGCCACAATTCTGCATAGAACTCCTGTATGCTTTGTGTCTTGTCACCATCTTCCCAGTAGGGTTCCGCATTCCCTCCTTTAGAGGAAATCACAATATGTTCTCGGCCATCAAAATTAGAGATATAACGGTCAAGAACACGGTACAAGAATGCACCCTGAGAGCTCTTGATGTCAATTTCGACTGTTTTCTTGCCGTCACAGGTGATACAACTCTTACGAATCTCCTTTTTCATCTGGGTGATGTTCGTATGGACACGACCGTAAGCATCACGTTTGCAGTACAGAGCGTACTTATCGGTAGCATAACTGTTGAACATCTTGACTTTGTTCATTTCAGAGGTCAATCTTTCAGGCGGGATAGCGTTAGAAGCCACCATATCACCCAAAATATCGTGACTTTTGTCCTCGTCGATGCTAAAATGGGTCAAGTCTTCGTAAAGTTCCTTGATTTCAGGCAACTGCATCTGTTCGGCATGTACTTCTTCGGCTCTTTCGGCCAATTTTCTGTAAAGAAACGGGTTGACAACCTTGATTACGTGTACTCCACCCTTTCTTTTCTTGATATCACCTGCCTCTTCCTGTGCCCTAGTGTGCAAATAACGCTGTATATAGGCCAAATACTTGGGTGTAAACCAGTAATGCTTGCATTTTCCTGGCACATCCTTGCTACCCTTGACATAGGAGCGGCTTCTGCCGATAATTCCCCATTGTTCAAGAATTTTTACATATTCAAGGTAGTTGGACCCGATGATGCGGTCGTAGATTTTGGAGTATATGGGTACTGCCCACTTGTCGATGTCAATTTTCCAATGGTGCTTTACAGCAAGGTTGAAGGCGATTTGATAACGCCTGTACATGGTATTGACGATATAGACCAGAAATTCGAAATTCTTTCTATGAACACCATCGAGGGTATCAGCTTTTTTCAACATTTCGTCTAAGATGCAGTTAGGGACCAGCATCTTATCGAAGGAATAGTGGCTGTCAGACTCAGAAAAGTGGTCTAAAATACGTAAAGAAAGTGCAAGATTCGAACTCATCGGCGAATAATATACAATAAAACTTTGACTTTAGCAAGGCCCATACAATGACTCAACCGTAATTTTTCCCTCCTGTACCACAGGATAACACTATATGTTCTCACTTTTTACTGTTAAAATACAAGTTTTTCCTTGAAAAAAGATATTTTAGTTAAGAAGACATATAATTTTATTTAACCCTAGTTTATCCAATCGATTATGCAAGTTTATTTTGACTTCCTCAGAGATAACTTATCGCTCGTCAACGTCTATGGCAATACCCAAACTGAAATAAATCGGGTTTACACATTTTTGAATAGCGCCATCAAGTACGAGGACAAGCAGGCTACGTATACAGAAAAATACAAGAACGGCTACGGCAAGGAGTACGTCAATTTCTACGACAAGGATGAACGGACCGTGCCCATCGGTTTAATCGCTAGGGTCTGTGACTTGCTGCGAGGAAGGTTTCCAGGCATTCAGCTTAAACTGGCACCGAGGATTGACTCGATGTTCCGACCGAAGACGGTCTGGACCAAGGAAGAGATAATCAAATATGCCGAGACTCTGAACATCCACGACCGCAAGGAGGGGTTCAAGCTCACCCTTCGTGAACATCAGGTTGAACTCATCTATCAGGCCATGCTACATCGCCGTGGTGCGTTCAAGGCTTGCACCGCTTCTGGAAAGTCGTTGGCAGTCTATGTTATGGCCCGTTACATGACCGAGGTTGAACACAAGAAGATTGCAGTCGTTGTACCTAACTCTGGCCTCGTAGTCCAGTTGATGCAGAACTTTCAGGACGACTATTCATGGGATGAGGCACCAGAGAACTGTACGCTAATCTATGGCGAGTCCAAGGACAAGCTGACTGCGGCCCAGAAGCGTAAACTTGCCGAGTTGAACCTTGGCGAGGAAGTCATGTTGAAGCCTATCGTCATCACGACGTGGCAGAGCTTGCAGAACAAGGAGCCTTCCTTCTTCAAGCGGTTCGATGCGGTAATCGTTGACGAATGTCAGGGTTGCCGTGGTCCCGTCTTGCGCCAGATTCTTGACTACTGTACCTCGGCGGAAAACTTCAAGATTGGTGTCTCGGGAACCATTCCTAACGACGGTCTCGATGCAGGTTACATCGAAGCCTCTCTTGGAAAGAAGTATGAAATCGTGAGTCTTTGGCAGCTTGCCGAAAAGGGTCTTATCACACCTGTCAAGGTGGTTGCCCTGTTTGTTCCATATCCGTTGGATTGCCGTACGACCATCTGCTACTCGAAGTTCGAGGAGGAATATTCAATAGTGACTGGCAACCGCAGTCGTTTCGATATTCTTGACATGCTCATCAACAACAAGAAGATAACGACTGACCAGAACACTGTAATCCTATTCCGCAACATCGACCCGTTGGAGCGTGTTGCCGCATATTTGCAGGAGCATCATCCAGAGTTCAAGTACAGTATAATCAAGGGTGAGGTCAAGGCGAATGAGCGTGACCGTATCAGATTGGAGATGGACGCCTCGTATGGTCACATCCTGCTGGGAACGTACGGCTGTCTCCAAGCTGGCATGAACGTCAAGAAGTTGAACAACCTCGTCTTTGGCGACCCAGGCAAGTCGATGTACATGATTATGCAGTCGATTGGTCGTATCGTCCGTAAGTGTCAGGGAAAGGAAATTGCAACTTGCTATGACATCGTTGATGATGCTTCGTATATGGTCCACGGGCGCACTCGTGGAGACTATATCAATGAAAACTGCATGGTGCGCCATTTCCGTGAAAGGGTGAAATACTACGATGCGGACAAGATTCCAGTCCAGCCGTATGACCTTACTGGTATCGTCGAGGCTGATGTAAAGCTTGACGACATCAAGCAGAAGAGAAAGGAAAAGGCCGAGAAGCGTGCCCAGCAATTGGAGAAACGCAAAAAGAAGGCCGCAGAGGGCCTTCTCAAGAACTATCGCAGGCAATTCTAGTAGTATGCTGGGTTCACCAGATTCGACAGCATTTTCTTGCGGGTCATTTCGGCTTCACGTTTTGCCTTCAAGTTGAAATGCTGTGATTTTCGGTCCATCCTGTCCTGCATTGCCTTGTTTGCCGTCCAGTGTGTAGTCTGGCCGTTAATTTTGTTATATTCACCTACGGTGAGTTGCTTCATGTTCGGGAAGTTTGTTATGACTGGAACGATGGTGTTCATCATCTGCGTGTTGAACAGTGTGTTATTCAGTCTCGTCAGGATGCCCGTGAGTAACTTCTTGTAGGAAGCATCGTTTTTTACATTGATATTGAGATTGGCAGTAATGTACTGTTTCATTTCATTGATGTCTGTTTTGCGAACGACATCCTGAGTCGTATATGTACTTTGTCCACCTAGGCCGAAATGCACGGCTAGGAGGTATGTTGCCTCGAACAGGATGTCGATTAGATATGCGTTTAGAATGAACTCGTTTTGACAGATGCTTCCGTCTTCGGTATACACCTTTCCTGTTGGCGAGTGACCCTCTGCCATTTGTTTTAAGTCAGATGTGGTAACATAGTTGCGAGACGGGAAACTGTTGGCGATAACTTGGTTATTGCCTGAGTTAGCCACGTCGTTGCGAACCTTGTTGTACAGCAGGATAATGTCCTGTGCTATGCTGAATATGTTGCTGACTTCCATCTTGCTGACATCTTCGGCAATGAATCCCTTCGATGCCTTCTTTACGCCGTCGAAGACCTCGTTGATTATGTCGGTCTGACGTATGTCGTTGTTAACTTTACTGATGAGAGTTTTTCGTGTTGGGTCATTGAGAAGGTGGTTTTCTGCAAGGATTTTACGAATATCTTTGCATGCAGCCGATACTGTATCTTCGTATTTACCTATGATAAAGCGGATGTAGTACCCTTCGGACATGGTGTCGATGGATTCAGCCGTGTTGTCCATAGCCAGCATCTGCATTGACGGATTTGCTTCGCTCAGGTCAACATGAGGTTCATCCACACCATTTTTTAGATGCTTCATGTCGATGTTGTACTGACTTGTTATGCGGTTAATGACAAGGTTGATTGCCCGTAGTTTCAGGACGTACGGTTTAATCTGTGTTTGCAGATTGGTAATCAACGAGACGAGCTTGCTGAGGTCGTCGGATGCGGTCTTTTTCTTCTTGTTATCTTTGATGGTTATGAACTTGTGAGCCTTCATTTCTTCTGGTCTCATGTGTTCCCAACCGTTATAACGGTAGATGTAGGAACAGTTACGGAGTGCATCAGCCATCATTGCGTTGTGTTCGGTATTCAGTGTACCCCAATCCAAGTTGTCGATGGTGTTCTTGATTTCCAACGTATCTGGTTCCAGTGTGCATATATTCTTATTTTTAGAAAGAAGTCCGCTGTATGTCAGGAATGATATTACATATTCAATGGAAGAACTTCTGTTGAGCGGCATCGTTTTGATGAATTCCCCCTTGACCGCATGTTCTATCAGAGCGTTTACTACCGCAGACAGGTTATTCAGTATGTAGGTATAACCATTGTAAGTGATAGTGATATCATTGGCCTGTGGAGGAACGGCAAGCCCATTTCTCATAGCCTGTTCTTGTCTTTTCTTATACTCGTTTTCGGGGTCCATTTTGGCAAGTTTTGCAAGTTCGCTCAATACGATAGCGAATGCTTGGACCTGCATATCCTGTGCGCTGTTTTCATTGCGCTGCTTGTTCTTTCCAGCAAGGTAGCCATCTTTGATTTTGACTAGGTCTGCCTCATAGTCTTTAAGATAATTCGGCAACTTTCCTGTTGTAAGGAATGTTACGAGGTAATCTAACATCTGTATCGGTGTCTTGAACAGTTCTGTGATTAGGATGCCGTTCAGAGTGCGTATCATCGACTTTATACCAGATGTCGCATTGATTTGGTTCGGGACGGCATTTGGCTCGTTGTTGACGGTAGCCATCATTTTTGCGAGGGCCAGTTTCTTTGAGTTTTCGATATTAAGCTCGGTGGAAGAATATGAATCGGTATCATCTTCTTCTTGTTCACGTTGCTGCTCGCCAGTATATGAATCGATTACCGTGGATGCCTCATCACCGCTCTTCATCGTTGTCGTACCCATTTCGGATTCGCTCTTTACACTGTCTTTTATGCTACCGACAGTGATGAAGTATTCGGGGAACAGTGCATGGTATTGTGCCTCGGTCAATATGATGTTGCGGGTGTCGCCAAAAGACCCGTAGTTGACGGACGGTAGTCCTACAAGGGCAAGAAGACGGTTTAAAACCCCAGCAAATGTATCAAAAAACTTATCCTGCTGCCTGAGGGCGATTTCGACTACGGGTTCTGTTGTTTGCCCGTCATCCTGACTGCCGTTCTTTTTGTATTTCATCGTGCCAACAAAGTGTGTCTTTGATGATAGTTTGAACAAGTTTGATATGGCTGACGAGCCTAGGATTCTGTTCTTGATGTTTTCTTCACGACGGTCACGCTGTTCCTCGAAAGAGTCTGTTGAAGTTCCTTCCGCCTCTTCCTTTTCCTTATATGCGACAACCGCATTGATTCCGTTGGTAATGGACGTATCGTCGAGTATCTTGTAATTCAGTCTGATGAATGTGAACAGGCTGTCCAAGTCATCGTTGGTAAACTGATGCTGGGCCATTTGCGTAGCGTACTTCTTGATGTCGGCATTTCTTGCGTCTGGGTATCTTGCTTGAATTTGCTGTGCGATTTCATCAGGGGCTGGACGGGTTTCTTGTTCAACCATCTGTATGAAAGCTTGGCTTGTCATGTCGTTGATGCTGAATGTGGACATGAAATCTGCCGCCATGCCCGTCTTTGCCTCTGTTATGTCGTCGATAAAGAGTCTCTGTTTTTTGTCTTTCAGCACGCTTTGAAGGATTTTGCCCATGTATAGGTACATGAGGCTTACCGTGCTATATGGAAGTGTTCTAAAAGTTGCTGCATCGGTTGTAGGGTCAGTCAACCTATGAAAGTCGATTGAGTACATTACCCTATCGATAACCTTATCAACGGCGATTGTCGGGTTATCCTTGATGATATTCTGGATTAAGGCTTCAAGGATTGTTTTTACGTTTTTCTTTGTATACAGCTCATGCAGGAAACCGTTGTTTGCGGTCTGTCCAAGCTTGTTTCGAATATAGTAAATTAAAGCGTATTCCTTTTGAAGCGTTGTAGCCATGATGCGTCCTTCCAATTATTCATAGTTTATACCTTTTTGGGGTTGCCAAGTCAATCTGAAAAGACTATATTGTAAACTTAGGAGCGAAATTATGATTAATACACCAGCAACTTACAAGTATGATACTAATCGGCTCATGGTGATAGACTGGTCGTCTATAGCCCACCAGAACATCCATTCAATCGAAGCATCGTATAAGATTGGCGATGATTACGGTGTCCAGACTAAGGAAGATGAACTCCGTCTGTGGCGTAACAAGATGGTCACTTCGATGAACGATTTGATTCAGCGTTTCAATCCGCTGGATATCATCATTGCCGTTGACGGAAACTCTTGGAGAAAGGATTTCGTCAAGGATTACTACGGAAAGCATACAATCGTGTACCACGATGAGACCTACATCTACACGGAAACGGAAAACTATGCCTACCGTATCGGCAAGCCCGACAAGAAGAAGGAAGAATACACCGTTGAACGCATTCCAGTTAAGGAATACCCGTCGTTCCGTAAGAAAGAACACCGTTTCCTCAATGAACTCTCCCCTGCCAAGCAGGAATTGCTCTGGGGTCTGTATGAAGTTAGCACGAAGTCCAAGAACGAGAACAAGACTCCTATCATCCCGAGTTACAAGGGAAAGCGTAAGTACAGCGACTGGACAGCATTGACCCCGAAAGACGAGTGGCAGAAGTATAAGGACAAGTTTGCCTTTGAACTTGCGAAGTATTACCGTGCCCTTCCTATACAGCTTGACGGGGCGGAAGGAGACGATGTTATTTACGGTGCGGTAAAGTCGTTGCAGGACCGATATAGCTCAATCGTTGTTGTCACCCGTGATACTGACATGATGCAGATTCAGTGTGAAAAGGCGGTGTTTTATGACCATCTTTCCGTCAAGTTCCTTGCATGCGAGTCTCCGTCGGACTACTTGATGCAGAAAATCGTCTCTGGCGATAGCAGCGACAACATTCACGGCATGAGCTTGCCTAACCCGAAGACCCCAGGCCTGCCTAAGGCTACCTGCGTAGGTAAGGACGGTGCCCCGAAGTTTGTCAAGGACTGCGGCGACGTTTATGAAACCGCAAAGAGAGACGGCTGGGTTGACCAGTTCCTTAGGAACAAGACCCTTATCGACCTTAGCTGCACTCCTGACAACATCAAGAATGCGATTACAGAATCTTGCAATGGTGTCTGCAATAGCGCTTATGCTCCTGCGGAAGAAATGGAACATATCGGAATCACGAAGGCTCAGTTGGATTTAATCAAGAATATGCGTGACCGTGGTTTCTATGCTTTCCATCCGAGAAGTCAATATGATTGGTGTACAACGAAGTTCAGTTCGGAAAAGAATTACCAAGCAGTCAAGATTGACCGAATCAAGGAAGACTTGGAATCACCGATTTCTGCAGCACCTGTCCCGACCTCTATTGGAACTGCTGCACAAGCGGCCCAACCAGTGCCAGACTATAATGTGGGTAACGTGTTCGACAGTCCGTTTGGTGACGACCCACCGTTCTAGTATTTCAATCGACTCATCATGGTGTCGGGAGATTTTCTCCCGACGCTTTTTGTTTAAAAAATGTAATTTATCGTTGAATATCAATGGGAATTACTATGAATCCACGAGTATATCTATTGGCCCGTCTAGTGGACCAGTCTAAAATGAAATTCAAGATGTGGTGCAAGTACCACGCAAACTTTGGGTTTCGTAAAATTTACATCTTCATGACCGAGGAACCTGAATGGTTTCAGGAAGCAAAGAAGGAAATCATCGCTGAAAACGATTGCTTTGTCTTCATCAAGGCTGATGTGAGATGGAAAAAGGTGAGTGAAATCGTCAAGGCCTTCTGCAAGCATTGCGGTAACGGCGACTGGGGCACGATTTTGTCCACCGACGAGTATATCTACACCGACAAGCATGACAAGTTCGATGTAGGCAACCTTGTTGGCTATGTCATCCAGAGGCTCCATGCCCGTTCTGTCACGCTCTACAAGGAATACGTCCGTGAAAATGACGGTTTCGAGTTCAAGGCAAAGAATTATGACACTTACGAGATGGGTGATAGCCAGTTCCCCGTGGCAAGCACCCTCTTGTTCAGTGTTCAGGATGTCAACAGCAACCCGCTTTCTAGCCCATGCACACCTGCAAATCAGGCACAGTGGATTGACTCTCGCTGGCAGCCGATTAACAAGGACATTCTGACGACTCAGATTCCAAGATTCAGCGAATGTGCGGTCCGAGTCATCAAGCTTCTTGAAAAGGCTGCAGTTGACGAGGAATCGGACAAGAGCTTCGACGAAAAGGCAACAGCCTTCTGGCAATACTACCTGTACAAGTTCCCTGAAATCACTCCTCGTTTCCCGCCGAAGTCCACCAAGGTCAAGGAGGAAACGGAAGCCAAGATTCAGGAAATTGCAGAGGAATCCAAGCCGACTGGCCCTGCCGATGAAAAGATTGAGTACAACCTTGATGGCGAGCTGATTGGGCGTGTAATCGCTTCGGTCATGCAGGGAAATGACTACACCAAGGTTCTTGAAGATATTCATAACGCCAGACTTCCTGTTTCGGATGAACAGGTCAAAATAGTCTACGACCGTGAATGCTACAATATCATCGAGGGAAGCGAACCGTTCCAGAATCTCCTGCACATGTTGTCAGATGGCGTAAAGCCGCAGACAATCATGAAGGAACTGCGTATTTCCGCAACCCAGTTGAAGAAGTGGCGTACGATGCTTGACAGCATCCCTGCTGAAATCAAGGCGAAGTTCGATACCAAGTCTACGGAAGAAGCGCCGTTGACGGTAGAGGAAGAGGTTATCCCCGTTTCCGAAGCGGAAAAGGCAGAAGAAAAGCCGAAGAAAAAGAAAGGCCGCAAGAAGAAGGGGGAGAAAGTCACTGTTGAGGATATCGACAATGGCGTTCAACCTAGCACGAAGGACTGCCCTGTGGAAGAAATTCCGACAGATTCACAAGAAGAATAATGAAATAGCCGAAAAACAATATATTTTTAATGGGAATCCGACGGGTTCCCATTTTTCATTGGAGTTTTCATGACAGAAGATAAGTTCAAAAATGACGTTTTGCCGATGGCCGAGAAGTACATCACGATACCCGAGCCCGTCCCCGAGATTGTCGAGTACCTGAGAAAGATTTCGAACCGTGAATACACTTTCGCCCGCTTGGTGGACGAGGAAACCCGTCTGGTTGCAGAAATGAACGTGAAGCTGGACGACTTGCTTTCCGAGGTCACCCACAAGCACAAGTTCAAGACAGTTCCTCGTTATACGAACAATACGCTTCTCATGAACCGTATCAACGGCGACCCGATTATCGTAGACTGGAAAAAGAAGATTGCCGAGCAGGAGGAATACCTTAACTCGATGAAGGCTGTTTTGAGCATCATCCGAGAGAACAGGTTCGCCTGCCAGAAGATTCTCGACCATGAGGTGTCGGTCGGCCACCAGTAGTCTTATAAACATAGTATGTCTAAGCATCAACAAGTCTGAAGACAAGGACCCCCTGGGTTGAACGTCAAGACAGACAGGAGTAAAAATATGCCTAGTAAATTGATAGCCAAGTTGAAGGGTATTAAGGCCTTCGAAGAAAATATCATCAGCAAGAACGAACCAGTCGAATATATCGGTTCGGGAATTCCAGTTCTTGATATCCTGTTCAGCGGTATGGTGAACCACGGTATCAAGAAGGGCCACATGACGGAAATTGCAGCCCCGTCTACAATGGGTAAATCCCTTATCGGCCTTTACTATCTTGCAACCGCTTACCATGCGGGTATGGACTGCCTCGTTGTTTCGTCAGAAGGCGCTTTCAACTTTAAGTTGGCACAGCGTCTCGGTGTAAATACTGACGACATCATCGTGTTTGAATCAAAGTTCATCCACCAAATCAATGAATTTATTACGAATGCCCAGAAAGGATTGACCCGTAAGGAACGCCACGACGTATTCCTCTTGTTTGACTCTTGGGGCCCGATTATTTCGTTGCAGCGTGTTCAGACCATTGAAAAGCAGACGGGTAAGGATGACCCGACTGCAGACATGGGTCAGACTGCAATCAAGAAGAACGAACTTGCCAAGCTGATTAACGCATCCGAGTTTACCTCGCTTATCATCAACCACGTTTACGACTCCCTCGAACAGTACAAGGACCCGAAGAACATTCCAGGTGGTTGCGAACTGTACTTTAACAGCGATGCAATCGTTCTGGTATGTACGAACGGAAGGGCGTACAAGACGAAGAAAACAAGCACGCAAAAGGCATCCAAGATTGGTAAGATTGCTACCGCACAGATTAAGAAGGGTCGTGACGGTATGGAAGACCGCACTTGCGAATACCGTATTCTTACTAATGGTGGTATCGACCGTTGGTATGGTCTTGTTGACGATGTGATTGCCGCTGGCGTTGCCGTTGTAACGCAGAAGGGTAATAAGGGCACATTCCTCCATCGCCCTGATTATGATGTTGACAAGGAAACTGGCGAACTTCTCCGTGAATTCCGTTGGACTGACGATGATACCGATGAATGCAACACGCAGGCATTCATGGAACCGATTATCAGCGACCCGAAGTTCCTTGCTTACATCGAAAAGCAGTACATGTACGATGTGTCCCTCTTCGCAAAGGACCTTGTTGGCGAAATGCCTGCACCTCTCACTGAGGAAGAGCAGACAAAGAAGAAGGCCCGCAAGAGCAAGTTGAAGGAAGAAGCTGCCGCAACCCCGAAGAACATCAGCGATGAAATCGAAGCAGTGCAGGAAGAATCTGCCGCCGAGATTGCCGCAAAGGGTGCCAAGGCTTAATAACAAGTACCTCATTAAAACCAGACGGGTTCCCGTCTGGTTTTTATGTCTTGCCAAAAGTCTTATTATAATGTATCTTTTAATTTGAACTGTAATAAATAACCGAAGGTAAAATATGGTAGTAGAAGATTTAAGCGATGAAGAGTATGTCCTGAGGTGCTTTTTTGAAGACGAAAATATCCGTCTGCGTATAGCGGACAAAATTCAGGAAGATTATTTCGAGGATAAGTCGGACAAGCAGATTGTCCACCTTGTTAATGCATTCCGTAGGAAGTATGACCGTTATCCGACGGCACAGGAGCTTGTAACTGGATTAAATCAGAACCCAGGTTACAGTGAGGAAGCTAAGGAGCAGCTCCTTAAAATCACGAAGCCTATTGGTGCAATCTCAGCAGATGTCAAAAAGAACTTGATTGAAGATTATTTCAAGTTTAAGGTTTCACAGAGGCTGATGGAAGAGTACGCTCTCCACATGCACGGAAAGGACCCGTCGGCAATGCGTGGCATTATGCCTCAATTGCAGGATGCTGTAAATTTCCGACTGACTACTAACTTGGGTCTTCATTATATCCGTGACGCCAAGTATGCCAAGTCTAAGCTGGGCGACATGGAAAAGAGTATTCCGTCAAGGATTGGGGCGATTCGTCAATTCACAAGCGAAACACCAGATGCACAGAATACTTGCGGTGGTTATTTCCGTAAGTGTCTGAGCCTTGTCGGTGGTACTTCTGGCGGTGGTAAGTCGATGTTCATGGTCAACGAAGCTGCCTTTGCAGCCACTCTTGGCTACAATGTGGTGTATGTAAGCCTTGAACTTGATGCTGCAAAGATTTGGGAGCGTGTAACGAGTGCTATTCTCGATGTATCTCGTTACGACATCGCTAAGATGAGCGACGAGGAAGTGATTGTCAAGCTTCAAAACGAGCATGACCCGTCTATACCGACCCCAGGTAACTTGTTCATCAACTGGATGCCGACCCGAAAGACAACTCCTGATGATATCGAGGGGTATATTAACGAGCTGGAAATGACAGAGGGAATTAAGATTGACTTCCTCGTTGTTGACTACATCGGTATTATCAGCCCGAACGCTGGTACATATACCCAGTTTGATGGTAGCTTCCAGAAAATTCTGTATGCCGCCGAACAGTTGAGAAATATTGCTGTTAACCATGATATGGCTATCTTGACTGGAACGCAGATGCAACGTGCTGGTTATCGAATGAAGGACATCGGCATGGACCAGACTGCTGGTTCAATGGGTCTTGGCGATACGGTTGATTTCTACTATATCATTATCCGTGACGTTGCGTTGAAAAAAGCTGGCTTCCTTAGCGTTACGATTAGTAAGAACCGATTTGGTTCAAGCGATGTACAGTTTAATGTGAGGGTTGATTGGCCCCACATGCGTATCAGTGATACCCAACCTGAGGATATGGAACTCATAGATAGTATCATTAAAGAATCTATTGTACAGGAACAGTTGGAGGCGCAGGAACAGCGACGACCAATGACCCGTCAGCAACAACATGCTCAGGACGTACATCAAGTTCAGCATCAATGTCAGCAACAGAATCAACAAGCTGCATTCGAGCAACATAGACAGAAAAAGGAGAAACCGATAGACCCGTCGTTTGGGAATGCGGCCCAGCAACTCTTTTAAAAATGTATTTTACCCAGTAGATTGAACTACTGGGTATTTATGTTTACCATCTTAGATGAACACCAGAGGCAGATGATTTGCGAGAAGATTGAGGCGAAGTTTTCGACTCCTTCTCTCGTAGATGGAACCTGCGGACTGTTCAGCATGCCTGAACCGTTGATTAAGGACAGGGCTGCGTATTTCAATGAATGCGTAACGACCGTCTACCACCTTTTGCACGAGGCGGACTCCCAAATCGGGATGTTCGAGGTCGTGTCGAGTCTGGACGAATACTTTGACATTGATTTTCTTGTCAAAAACGTATTCTCTGACGATATTATTGAGGCGATTGTTGACCAGATTGCCGACTGTTTCGACAAGGCAAAACGAGACGGGCGGGTTAATCTTGAAAATTCAAGTTTGCCTCCTGGTTTGAAGGAAAGAATTATAGCACGTTTGGAAAAGAGGTCTTAAAATGAAAAGATGTACACTTACTGCCGCTGACAGGAATCTTATTGAAGAAAGCAATCGGGAAAAGAAGCAGCAACTTGCCGCATTGAATGCCGACCTGAACAGGATGGCTGCCACTGGTCACAGCAAGATGCTTGACGAAACCCCGTTCCTCCCGACGGGTCCGAGGGCTTACCAGCTTGTCGAAACAGAGCATTACAAGAAATGGATTCAGAAAATCCGTGAGAGCGCACCCGAAAAGAAGTGGGTTGGCAAGAAATACTTCGGCATTGCCGACGAGTATACGGAAGCATCCGAGAAGGTCTCCGAGAAGGTTCTTGACCAGAAGGAAACCGAACAGATTCTTCAAACCTACGTTGACAAGCAGGGTGTTCGCAGGGTCAAGATTCGTGATGACTACGACCCGAACCACGCCAACGAGGTTGAAAGCACTGAACTGACCAAGGAAGAAAGGAACGTATTCGACTTCGCCACCATCAAGAACAAGGTGGTCGCCCACTTGGAATGGAGCATTGATGACCTGTTTGACGACATCGAGGAGTCCTTGAAGGAGATGCATGCCGATGAAAAGGACTACCAGCCGCCTGAGAACTTGAAGGAGGTCGTGGCCACCATGCAGAAGACTGAACAAGTCAAGATGCTCGAATACAAGCGTCAAATGGAGCAAGCTCTGGAATACGAAAAGAAGAAGAAAAAAATGCAATAAGCCCTTGCATTTGCAGTTGGAATAAAATATATTTGGTAAGACTGCTTAGGTTATAAACTATAACTGAGGAGAAATCCTCGGTTTATAACAATGAGAATTAACAATAGGTAATAACATGAGTACACTTGACTTGAACTATGTTCCAACTGCGGCTTCTTTGCCGTCTCCCCAGTCCACCGAACCAGAACGCAAAGCTGATGAGCGTGTATGGAAAACAAGGTTGGACGACACTCACAAATACTATTCCGCCCAGGTCCGCATTCTTCCAAGCGTAAAGCGTGACGCACAGGGCAATCTGGTATGGCATGAGAATCCCTCTCCATTCCGCAAGATTGTGGTTCACTATCTCCGTATTGGTAAGGGTCCTAAGAAATACTTCAAATGTTTGAGGACACTTTCTGACGCCCCTGACTATTATAAGGGAATCTGCCCGTTCTGCGACTGGAAGACAGAACGTTTCCACAAGCTTAAACCGTTAGCCGATGCTGGTGATGCAGTTGCTGCAGAAGAAGTTAAGGTTAATGAAGGTAACGTTGCTAGCACGAGCTATGTTGCTAACGCCCTTATCCGTACGGATACGGTTCATTCAGAGTTTAACAACCAAGTAAAACTCTGGGAACACTCCGTGAAGGTTAACAACACTCTCGACTATCCTCGTCAACCAGAAGTCATCGCAAAGAGGAGATGGGAAAACACCAAGGAAGGTCGTAAGAAAGGTGCAGTCTACGTTCCGAATGAATTGGAACTCAAGAATGCAACACGTTTCTTCCCCGAACTGGTCCGTGGTGGCCGTGACTTTATCGTTACGTGTCAGGAATCTGGAAACATCATTAACGGAAAGGCTATTAACACCTACGATGCCAGCAAGTTTGTTGACACTCCGAGTGATTTGGCAGCAACTGATGCGGAAATCTTGGCCTACCTGAACCAGTGCGTTGACCTCGACGCATATCAGAGAGAAGACCTTCCTGCGAATTATGCCGAAGCTCAGAAGATGCTTAACGAATGGTTGGCAGAACAGACTGGAAGCGCTTCGTATGACAATTCTGCTGATGTCACTCCGAATAAGGAAGCTCCTGCAGCCAGACCGAACCCGACTATGAATCGTATGCCTGGTTCTGCATTCCTCGGTAACACTCCACAGCAGGCTGCTCCGCAGGCTCAGTACACCAATCCTCCTGTGATTAATCAGCCGACGCAACCTGCACCGCAGGCCGCTCCTGCACAGCCGTCTTTGGCTGGAATGGGTCAGGCTGCACCGCAGATGGCACAGCAGGCTCAACCGCAGTTTGCACCTCAGATGGCTCCTCAGGCTAACCCGCAGTTTGCACAGCCGCAGGCACAGCCGACGTTTGCACAGGCACAGCCTGTTGCACAGCCGACCGTTGCAGCTCAGCCGATTGCTCAACCGCAGGTTCAGGCTCGACCGATGCCACAACCGACCGTTGCACCTCAGCCTGTTGCACAGCCGCAGGTTCAGGCTCAACCGCAGTTTGCACAGCCGCAACAGCAGTTCGCACAGCCGCAAGCACAGTTTGCTCCGCAAGCTCAGCCTCAGATGCAAACCGCAGCTCCGACTCCGAATGCAGCAGGTTTCCCTGACGACGACCTCCCGTTCTAATAGGTTGTTGGTTTCTTCAAGGGCGTGTCGAAAGACACGCCTTTTTTATTAGAATAATGTATTTTAATAACGAAAGTAAACTGATGGAAGTCTTATGATACTTTTTGATACAAATTCCCCTGCGCTGCGTTATGTAGCTTCTCTCATTTCTGGTGTGGAAAATGCCGATGAACCCGTGAAGGTTGTCGTTGGCGATGGCGAGGTGTATTTCACCTTGAAATGCGGTCTAAAAATCAAGGCGCCTATTTGGAAAGGCGAGTACGATACGTCTGACTTTGACGACCGTTCCGAATTCTACTTCAATGCACGATTCTTGGGCAAGGCTCTTACTACGTGCATCAACAGTGAGCAGATTGCGTTTATGAGGCAGGAAGACACTGTCCACATTGCTGGGTTTTTGAAGAAACCAGATATCCCGCAGCTTGATTCCAAAAAGGAGGAGGGCGACGAAGGTGTTCCTGCTACATACGAAGAACCTGAACCGATGTTCTCCTATGAAGCCGAACTGGCCAATGTGGAACCGTTTGATGAAGCAGTGTTCGGTGAATCCAGTGCAACATTCAAAATGGAACAGAGCGACATGGTTGAGTTGTTCAGTCTTAGCGACTACTTCAACGATGTTGACATCTGCCGAAAGTCTGGCGTGGTATCGTTCCGTGTCGGAAATGACGGAATGTCCGTAGTTACTCGCTACACCATGAGCAATCTTGGAAACTCCAAGAGTGACCCGAACTTCTCCTTCAATGTAAGCAAGTCTACGATGAAGCTTCTGTCCTTCATTGGAAATGGAAGTGTTACGATTGACTACGACGAGAAAAACAGCACAATCGCTGCTAGCGACGGTACTATAACGGTGGTTGCCGAAGTGTTCCCTAGCAAGTACGATACCCTTGTTTTCAAGGACGGAGAAACGAAGTTCATCACCCCAGGTACGGCATTTGATGAAGCTATTCCGAAGCTTTGCGAGAGCCTTGCTGCAACGAACAAGGAAGACGAGCTTTCGTTCGAATACATTGGTCCTTGCAACATTGGCATCACTTGGAAGGAAAAGTATGGTGAAATCTTCAAAATGATTTCAGTTGGAGAGGCGAAGCAGTTCAAACCGTTTGCTGTCAAGTGCCACTTGCTCAATATCATTCTTGGCTGCATCCACGACAGCTCGGTGGTGTTTGCTGAAACCAAGGAAGGTAAACAGGTTGCCCTCTGTTCAAACGACAGGTATAAGCGAAAGGTAATCTTCTAGTCTATGGGCCAGCTTAACGCTGGCCTTTTTTGTTACCCTTGCCAAATAAAACATCTTGTACTATATTTTAGTATTAGATAAATCCGTGTCCCAAATAGAGAGGTTTAATATGGGCGTCGTTCGCATGAGTCAAGAATACTTCAATGTAATAAAGACGATTAACTCGATGATGAAAATGAAGGCTGGCCTTATCTTCAAGGGCAAGGGCAGCGATGGTCAGTATACGGGCAACTACTATTTCAACGGTATTTGCGACAGTGCGATGATTCATGTTGTCGCAACTGAAAACGACATTGCTTTTGATGAACCTCGTCTGCAGATTTCGTCACTTCCAGACTTCATCAAGTATGCTGAGGCGACTGGTTTTCCGAAGTGCGAAATCAAGGTGGCTCGTGAACGAACCATTCGTGGCCTTGAATACGATAACATCATCTTTACTGGAAAGGAAAAGGATGCTCGTATCGGCGTTGCTGACGACTCTGTGTATGCGGACAAGAAATACATGAAGATTTTTAACGAGCAGTTGGCTCTGGTCGCCCGTCTTGGTTTCAACGAGGACATTCTTCATAACATCGTCAAGGACATCAAGCTGATTTCAACCTGTAAGGCTCTTTCCTTTACGGTTAGTCCACAACTGGAATGCCGAATCATCATCAAGGGTAGCGGAACGCAGCAAATTACGAGAAAGATTGATGAGCATTGCTTCTTCGTGGAAGATGATGCCCAGTGTCTTGATGCTTTCGCTAATGGAAAGCAGAGATTGTTCCCGTCTGGTTCTCTCCGTTTTATGGACACCATTGGTGGCGATGTCAACATCGAGCTTCGCCGCTTCAAGAACTCTGCAAATGACCTTATGACAATGAAGGGTTATATCGTAAAACCAGGCGCCCTTCTTGACCCGACGAATAAGGCAAAGGACGCTCCGAGAAGTCAGATTAACGTCGTCGTGGCAACGTCCGAATTTAGTGTGAAAATTGTTTCTAACGTGGACTACTTTGCATAATGGCTGATTTTCGTGACATTCCGAATTCGGATATGGAAGCCGCAGTACATGAGGCGTTCGACGAGTATTCTCTGGTCGAAGTGCTGAATGGCTTTAACTTTGTATGCCCGTATTGCGGACAGATGCCCAACAACTCGTTTACTAAACCCGAGCGAAAGGCGTATGTGTACAAGGACACTTGGAACTTCGTGTGTTACAAGTGCAGACCTGCTCATCATGTTATGTGGGAATTTCAGGAATCCCATCCGACGATTTTTAACCGCTTGCTTTTCATGCTGTATGGGAATGGTAAGAAGGGCCCACAGAAAAAGATTGAACGCAAATATGTCGAAGGGGCATATCAATTCAAGGATGGAGAACTCGTTTCCCTTGAAGAAGAAAATGACCCTGATGTTCAGACGGCTATTGCGTTCTGTAAGAAACGTCAGATAAGGGAAAAGGTGTACAAGCAGTGGTTTGTATGCAAGAAGGATAAGCGCTTCTTGGACACGAACCCTGATGGAACCTTGAAATTGAATGAGTATGGTCTTCCTACGGGCAACGAGTACGGAAATCGTCTGATTATCCCTTACTACCGTTTTGGTGGCTCATGGGTTCAGTTCGATGCCAGAGATTTGACCAATAAATCGAAGATGCGCTATCGAAACTATGCGGGCGCTAAACGTGAGTTGTACAATGGAGATTTTCTCCATTTCAACAAGCCGTTCTTTATGCTTGAAGGAGCAATAGACTCTACCTTTATCAAGAACTCTGTTGCTGTCGGCGGGTTGAAACATTTCAAGAGCTTTGTCGAAGCAGACCCTAACTTCAAGGAATACAAGGAAAACGGTGTCATCATATTCGATGCTGACGAAGCTGGTATCGACGACCTTCGTACTGTTATGAATATGGGGTTCAAGTGGTTCGACTGGTCAAAATTCCGCAATGACAACCCGAACTCTATCGACTACGGTGGCAAGGTCAAGGACATCAACGAAGCGGTGCTTAACTGTTCCGAATTTAAGATGACTCCAGACGGCTATGTAGACCCTGAATTTATCATGGCCCACACATACAGTGCCGAAGCTGGAATCATGTTGTTGAATATGAAGTACGGTGCGCCTAGGAAGCGTTAAGCTTGTCGTTGTGGTCCTTGGCGTAAGCGTTGTCCCAGTTGCTGTCGTCAGTAAGGTTGGTGTTATCCAGACCAACTTCGATTGTCGGCAGTAGTTGAGTCAAGTCCATGTTCTCTGAATCGAACATCGAAAGTTTCGTGTCCTTCTGGCTGATTTCCAAGTGGATGCACGGGTCAACTTCTTTCGGTCCAAATCCCTGTGGAGCGTAATAATCCATCAACAGAGTCTGATAGGAATTATCCTGTTTTCCGTTAGGCGTGTTCTTGTACGGTTCGGAAGACATGTAGCAGATGGAAGAGAACTTCTTCATCTGGGCTTCCGTAACTTTTGGGAACTTTGCATAGCAGACGCTGGTTGCAATATCGACACATTGAGAAACTTCTGGGTCCTTCGTATGGTTAGATACTGGTGTATCATAACCGAACGACTTGCACTTCGCTATCATTGCGTTCAATGCCGCCTTAGCACCTGCTGAATTAGGCGGGAACGGCTCCTTGGCATATTTCTGTACATAGACAGGCTTACCGAATCTGTCCGTAACGATAGAACCGTCCTTTGAAATCTTGGGTTCGAGACCGTCATCACCTTTTCCGTAGAACTTGTACCAGATTCGTGCGTACTCGTCGTTGACAGCACGTCCCCTTGAACCGTAGGCAACCGTAGGCTGTCCAGTTTTCTGCATGCTGTTGAACATGATTGTCGCCTGTTTCTCTGGGCTTCTGTAAAGCGATGTCACCATAACATATTTCACACCAGCCAAACGAGCAAGGTAAGTAATCACGTTCTTTGTTCGTGTGGACATTTCGCCTTCTGTCGCCTTGTTGTCAATCGTTACGTCGGTTGCTGGCGGCAAAGTGGATGCGACATTCTCGTGTACAAGAATCCTTGCATTGAAGAGTCCTTTCAGGTTTCTGGAAATCATGTTGACACGCTTGCAGCGGGTGTCGATACGGGCAAGGTCTGTGCCGTATTCAGGGGCACGGAACCCGACGTATTTATAGATTAGGTTCGCCTCGTCGCAACGACGCTTTCTCATATCCATGTCAAGGGACTCTGGGTTCGTACCGTAAGTCAGTCGTGAAAGAATGTCTGCGATGTAGGTGAAATACTGGTTGGCAAGCCTTTCGTCACGAGGGACGCCCTCCACCGTAATCGACTTTGTGGAGTTCTTCTGTACAGTGGTGACCTGTCCGTTAAGTATATACCTGTCGCCTTTGAGAGGGACCATTGAAATAGGTTTTGCGTAGCCGAGATGATAATACATTCCAGTACGCAGGCAATAGCTGAGGAATGCCGATGTTGCAAAGTTGCCGCTGACATCGCAAGCGAAGCCCGCTGTCTTCAAGTAGCTGACCAATGCGGTCTTAACTGCTTCTGGACATGAGTTGTGGCTAAGCATACCCCAATGGTAGTAAGGCCAGTTCTGCGGATAAGTAATAGGGCCCCATACAGCCATCTGCACATATCGGTAGAACGAGAACCTAATCTGGGTTTCGGTAAGGGTGAGGTTCTTAACATCGTCGGGAAGGTCGTTATAACCCTTTCCGAGTACGACTGCGTTGGAGGCCTTCATGATAAGTTCGAACTGGTCTTCCTGAATGCCGCCCTTTACGTCACCTTGCGGCTCACCGTTTTCATCTACGGTGACAACGGCAAATATCTTTTTGAGTACCATTTCTCTCGTACTTCCACCGATGTCTAGCGGAATGCCTGCACCGATGTATATGCTTCCTTCTGAATCGTAAATCTTTGGGCTCTTCTTAATCTCGTGGTCATATAGGAACGACCAGTCTGGCATGAAGTGGCCTCTACGGAAGCACGAGCCCATGCTGATTGGAAGACCTCCCAAGCCAATCAGTAGAGGCGGGAGAATGTCGATGTCATACGGGTTGATACCCATTGCCGCAGCATTTGCGGTGTACATGCTTTCTGCAGATGCACCTACTGGGGCGAAGATACCGCTGGCAGAGATACCAGCCTGCAAAGTATCTGTCTTCGACTTTGTACAGGTAAGGAAGCCGTCAAGCTTGTTGATGATTTCTTCTAGCTTGGTGGTCATCACTCCGTAAGTTTCGTTGCCGAGAAAATCCTGAATCATTTCCGAAATAGCGGAAGCGAGTGCGCTCATGCGGCGCTTGTTGTAGTCGGGAACGGAGTCTCTCTGCCACGGGGTAAGACCGTTGCTTTCGTCGTCGATGTCATAGAATCCGTGCTTGTTCAGAATAGAGTAGAACGAGCCTTCCCTGTCGGTGGTTTGGGCCGCAGCATCGTCGATTGCTGTCTTTAGCTCCCCAGTGTAGTGACCTGAAATCATTTCTTTTTACCTCTAAGGTGGACGATTACGCTACCGTTTTCGCCATTGTTCTTTCCGCTATGGCCTTTTCCAACGAAAGTGTAATCCATTTGCTTGCCGTCGTGTCTGAATGTCAGCGTGACATCCTTTTCGATAAACCCTGTACCGTTGCAAGCCGTGCATGTTTCCTGCGGTTCCAGCCCACGACCGTTGCAGAATTTGCATGCAAGGACGACATCATGCAGGCCGTCCTCCCTGCGTTCGACCGTGCGTACCTTGCCAATTCCGTTGCAGTGCGTACATTTCTTGAAACGGCTTGCTCCCGTTCCAGAACAGTTGTAGCATAGGCACTTTCGCACATATTTGATGGTGATATCACCTGGCTGGAACAGCTTTTCTTCCGTCATCCTGATTGTGCGGATGACATTCCTTCCTCGTTTCTGGAATTTCCTGTCCACAGGTTTCTTGTGGAAGTTCTTACAGATGTTGCATTCGCCGAACAGTTTTGACCATAGGGTGAAATCGGAGTTGTTCTGATGCTCACGGTCATATTTCTTGCGGAGTTCTTCCGTCTTTATCAAGTTGTATGCTTCCGTGATTTCAGACATCTTGTCGGAAGTGTCCTTTCCAGAACGGTCTGGATGGTACAGTTTCGCCAACTTATGGTATGCCGCTTTCACCTGTTCGTCGGTGCATTCTGGCTCTATTTGTAGTACGCTATACGGGTTCATTTTATGCCTCTTTTTCAATCAATAGTTTATATTGCGTGCAGGAATCCCTGTCGCCATATTATAAACTATGTTAGAATAATGCTGGATTGACTATGAATACAAGAATGATTGCAGAAGCTGGTGGAAAACACCGTAAAAACAAGCGTAAAGGTGGCGGAACGGCTAAGTTTGTGCCGACCGTTGGGTTTGGCTCCCGTAGATTCCTTGGTTCGTACACAACTGGAAGGGCATACGGCCCTGTATTTCCTATGGGTTGCGGATGGGGAGAAATGTCGAGCGTCCCTGGCGGTGCTTGTGGCGACGGAACCCTTGCCGCAGACGCATCTGGTGCAATGGAAGCAGTCGAGGGTGTCAAGAACGAAGATGAAGACTTGATGATTAGCGATAAGGACAAGCTCATCTATGCCCTCCGTGGAATCATAGAGAACGCCAAGGTTGCTTACGAGGCGGTTACTGGGGTTTCTTACGACGAAGCTGATGAGGCTTCTGAAGACAACGACGAGGAAACGAAAGAAAACGAGGATGAGCAGGCTGCCGATGATGACGAGGGTCCTGACGAAGATGGTAGCGACGACAACTAAACGGTAAGGCTATGTACGATACTGAGGTCTTGAACAACGAAGTTTCCGATGTTTACGAGAAAACGCTACTAAGTGTACCGTCGTCTGTTGATGATTTGGAGCTTGACGATAAGTTCATAAACGACTTCATCCTGAACTTTCTTGGAAGTACAGTGAATGGGGTTCGCCTTACAGATGATTCTGATAGCCGTTGCCGCAGTGCAGTGATAGACCTGTTTAGTGAAATCGAACAGGACCTCAACGATGTTCGTGTTAACCACGTCGATGTACGGAGTGTGTCCAGTGACCTGAATATGCTCCGTATGTTTGTAAATGGTACGAAGGGTCTTGACCCTACCATACAAAAGGCATACTACAAGGTTCGTAACTCCGTTGATGAAAACAGTAAAGATTATGAGGTTTTAAAGCAGGCAGAAGACAAAATAAATTCCATCAAGGCTTCGATAAAAACTGAGGATGATGGATACGACTATACAAAGCAAGGTATAGAAGATTATTTCTCTGCAAAGGGTCTTTTGAAGGGCGGTAAACTCGACCCGAATGAAATGGTGAGCAACCCAGTGGAAGTGGAAGAACTCATGAACGCATTGTCGCATGTTGTTGATAATGTGAATGGTGTTGCCGAAGCAATGGATTGCCGATGGGCTCAGGAACTTGCTAAGACTGGATATCTAGCTGGTATACCTTATGTCGCAGAGAAGACGACAAAGACTCCCGATGAAGTGAAGGCGCTCTTTAAAGACTGGTACGGTAAAGGAACTGAGTTTATTGGAGAGGATGCTCACAATGACCCTATGGTTCGAGCCACTGAGGCATGTTATAAGGTGTTTAAAGATTGCCAAGGCAAGATAGGACTGATTAGGGAAAACTCCGCTGAAATCGAGGGAATGTCATTGTCCGTTACGGTTGACCCGTACAAGAAGTTTATTTTCAATATGATAAAGGAGGGTAAAGTTGCCAAGAAAGACAACGAACCCATAATTATCGTCGATGTAAATAAGATAACACCAAAGGACATTATAACCCTGTTTACGAATATAAAGTATTCGATGTTCCAACTTGGGCCTAAGGATAGGTTCCAGACTAACGTTATAGAGTTTGATGCCGACTTTGCCACGAAGATGGAAAAGTTGAAACCGTATATCGAGTTTTTGAACAGTAAAGAACTGAATCCAGTTATAGCATCAGGAACCCCTGAGGAACAGGCGCAGATAAAGCCGAAGCGTTCCCCGCTTACTGGTGCATATATATTGACAAAGGCTGTGTATGATACGTTCAACGGATGCCGCATGAAGTATTCTCCTACGGACACCACGTTTGAAGGTAAAAAGATTCCTTCGGAAAAATCGTTCTATGCGGCAATCAATAAATGTTGTGCCGAGTTTCCGAATTCTGAGATTAGTTTGAACTATGTGTTTGACTACAAGACTATGTTCACAGCGGATGTGGCTTATTTCCCGATTGAGCAAATCGTAAAGCAGAACCCCGCTTTGTGGTCGTGGATGCTTTATTACCGTCATACTCGTATAGAGGCGTATGCAGCAGAGCTGATGGACAAGTATCAAGCTAAGAATCTGCCTGTAAAACATATTTCAGAAGAGGTTTCCCAAAACTTCAATAATGTGATGAATGGCAAGGCTGAGCTTTCAAAGTATTGTGATTACTTGGAGGTTTCTCCGTCTATCGAACCGCAAGAGTATGTCGATGCGTTCAATACGATATCGAATGGAATCGCTTATGCTTTCAATGGTAAAGTTAATGACAAGGAAACCGAGTACAATCTGTGGTCTCTTTTGAAAAAGCTTGCGAAAAAGGCACCGACTTCCTTTGATAAGGAAGTTAGAAATGAATTTATCAACGTTGCGTATACACAAGAAGACATGTTTTTCAGGATTAACCTTGCTGTCAAGGCTGGGGTCCTAAATGAAAGGTATCATTTTACGGGCAATTTTGGCAAGTTGGAAAATGGCCGTAACAGACAGGCTGCAATCATAGAAAATATCATGACCTTATTGTATAAATATGCCGTTGGGGTAATGTTCAGGAAGACGAATCTTGCTGTGCAGAAATATGAAAAGGCTATGAGTATGCGAATGGTTAGACCTTATTTGACTAAGGTGTATGGCATTGCAAAGGAATATAATGACGCTTTTGAGCAGAACCATGCAGAAGAATTGGGATGTACACGTAAGGCTTCTGACGCAATCGTTAAAATACTCACAAAGTTGGTAGGAGGTTAAAATGGCCGCTAGGTTGGAACTTTATAAATTCACAGGCAAAGATGGTGATTTTGGTACACATGTAGAAAGCCTTGGTCTCAAACGCATAGACACCTGTGTTCCTTCGGTATACTCCGATGAACACTTGAATGGCGAAACAAAGCCGTCGGATGATGCGAGCGACTGTGCAACATATTGCATTTACAGGCCCGATGACCCTGAATGTAAGGCATATTCTTTCGAGTGTGTCTTCAAGCTCATGTTGAAGGACCCGCCAGATGTCCAGTTGAGCAATGTTCGTCTGTACCCAGTCGGACCTCGCCCAGAGGAACCAGATACTGCTAGGCTGTATATCGGAAATTCGGTGGAGTATCACCAGCCGACAAACACAAAGTCTATCATTGCAGTAAACGATATTTGGAATTACAGCAAAGACCACCCGTTCTACTTGACCGTCGCTGGAAACAGCGGTCAGATGCTCGACTATCGTCTTACGAACACTTCGTACAATGTCGAGTGGAAGGATTATGGTTACGGAAACGTGATGGTAATGAACGGTGTTCGTCAGCCGATGATACCTGTTCCTAACAAGCAGGATGGCACTCCTGTCAAGGTGACATTCTTCAACCATACGTTCATGCCGACGGAAGCTGATTTCATCAGGTTCCTTGACCCAGCTACTGGAATCGACATGACCAATGACAGTGAATTTGTCATAGACCGTGGTGTAACGGAGAACAATGTTCAGTATCTGACCATTTCCGTGGATATGAAGTTCATGCTTGCTCATCCGAAGGGCATTATCTACCATATTCCTCAGTTCCCGCCTGCAACGGGTTACTTTATCTCTTGGGCGTTGCTGCCTTCTCAGGCCGAACCAGGTGGCAAGGTCACGGATAAGTTGGTTGAAACGGTTGATGTACAGGTGAAGTGCGGCCCTCACGGTCATCCTGAATATTACTTGAACGGTGCTAGGAAGCCTATGCTGACACTGGCCCCAGGTGTAATCTACCATTTCATCAACCATGACGGCTCTCGTTTCCCGATGAGGTTCATCAAGGATTGCCGCATCCCGAACGCAGCCGATGTGAATAACATAGTGGTTGACGGCGTGACTGTCCTAAATGGTGGAACCGACCAAGAGGAAATCTTTGTTGACCCAGAAATCACCTTGAAGCATGGCGCCTGCATAAATGCCTACGAGGCTGTATGCGAGATGAATGTCGGTAATTCCGCTTTCGTACACCCTATTTGCATGGTCGGCAACTACAATATATGCCGTCCGATGGGTTCGATTTACAACCCGATGCTTGCTGGCGAAACGGATTACGTCTATTTGCAGCTTGAAATTGATGGAAAGACAAAGCCAGGTTATTGTGTCCCTGATATTAAGATAGAATATGATGAAAATTAATTTTTAACAGTTGATTAAATCCTATAAACTATGTGTATAATGAATCGTTTTACGAGGAAGAAAATGTCTAACGAGAAAGAACAAAAACCAACGGTGCTTGAAGCAAATTTCGCTTTCGATGCTTCGCCCGCTCTTTTTGAGTCAATTATGGAAGAAGGTCCAATCAAGTATGGACCAGACGATGACGGACTTGACATGATTACTACCCCAGAAGGTGATGAGGTTGTAGACCCTCGTTCCATCATGGATGTTAATGTTGATGCTCCTGTCCAGTCTGGTGCGGTCTTCAACCAAGACTTTGACTCGATTTCACAGGAAGAAGGCGACCGCTACATGGAGCAGTTCCAAGACTATGTCGAAAACGTCCATAAGAAGGATGTTAATATCGACGAACTGATTGACGTAGGCGGTACGATGATTCAGGGACTTAATGATACTACTCAGGACGTATCTGGTTACCTGCGTCAGCAGATTAACGATGCTGCCAATCGTCTAAGTCAGCAGAATGTCAACCCTGCACAGCCTGATGGCGTTGCAGCTGATATGACTGGTGAAGACCGTATTCCTGCTGATGGCGGAGAAGGTGGTCTGGATGCTGGTGCTGATGCTGGTCTTGGTGGCGAAGGGGCACCTGACCTTGGCGACGAAGGCCTTGCCGAAATCGACTCCACAACTCATCTCACACCAGAGGAAGACACTGGTGCCGAAGGTCTTGGTGACATCGACATGGGTCTTGGTGAACTGGATGGCCTTGGTGGAGAACCTGCTCCAGAAGCTGGTGCAGAAGCTGGTGCTGATGACGGCCTTGGAGCCGAACCAGCAGCTCCTGTCGAAGGTGGTGAAGGAGCAGACCTTGGCGGTGACGTACCTCCTGAGGGTGGAGAAGCTCCTGCCGAAGGTGGTGAAGCTCCTGCTGAACCTGAAACGGGTTCTGAACCGTCCGAAGGTGGAGACGATTACGACCCTTTTAGCGACCTAGACCTCGGTGGCGACACTGGCGATGGTGATGAGGAACCGACTGGTGACGATGCACCCGCTCCCGTAAGTGGCGACGAGGAACCGTCTGGCGATGAACCGTCTGGCGATGGTGATGAACCGAAGGAAGACGATAAGGATAAGGACGCAGCACCGTTGACTGAATCCGAGGATATGAAAAATTTTCGTATTCGTCTCGAATCGGTGATGGGCACTTATGATGCATTGTGCAAGCGCCGTGAAGCAAAGGCAAAGTGCGAAGCTATCGTGAATGCTGCAAACAAGAAGATGATTTCTGAGTCTGTAAACCAGAAGAAACTCAAAGCACAGTGTGAAGCAATCGTTGGCGCATACCGTAAGGCAACTGGTGCTAACCAGCTAAAGACAAAGTTGGAAGGCATTGTCGGAAAGTATCGTAAACAGAAGATGCTTGCTGAATCTGTTGCCGCAAGTGCTACTGCCGTGAACCAGAAGCCAATCATGGACAACAACGCTCGTTTTGCAAAGATGAAGGCCCAGTGCGAATCTATCGTTAGTGACTTCCGTAAGGCAGAATCCACTGCCAATACGGCAAAGGCTATTATCGATAGCTACAAGCAGAGCCTCGTTTAATACACGAAACTTGCAATAAATTTAAAGACGACGGAATGATTTCCGCCGTCTTTTTTATGACCTAAAATTCGTACCAGATTATAAACTATTTTTGAAATAAAGGCAGTTTATTATGGCAACTAACATATCACGAAAATACACTAATATCTCGTATGACGATATCAGGGATAACTTGTTGACCATCTTTAAGGCTAAGGGTGGCAAGCTTGCGGATTTCAGCACGTCGTCTTACGGAAGGATGATGATTGAACTTTTCTCTGGTGTAGCAGACCTTATGGCTTACTACGGAGAAAGCTCGTTCAACAACGCATTTCTTGAAACTGCCTACAACACACCAGCAATCTATGCTGGTGCAAGAATGCTTGGTTACAGCATCCGTAGACCTGTTCCAGCAAAGGCGGCGTTCGCTATACAAACCAAGAAGACTGGTGTGTATGGCAAGATTAAGATTTTCATCCCGATGGGAACGCAGTTCAGCATTGGAAGCAGCATTCTTACTGCTGTCAGCGATTCTGAATGGGAATATGACAGAAACAACGACCCTGACGAAACTGGCCTTTTGAAACTGATATCAGGAAACTGCGTTTGTGCCGAGGGTTACTTCAAGGAAACTGTCTTTGTGTCCAACGGCACCCAGAACCAGACTTTCTATCTAGTCGATGGTGGATTTAGTGACTATTTCGGTGAAAATGACCCGAACTATGCAGAAGACCATAAGTTTGAGAGCAGGAAGAATACCTTTACTAGCGTCACGACTGATGCTTCCCTTGTAGATAACTTTGATAGCACGGATGCAATCAAT